CTCCCACTTTCACGTCAGCCCACATACCCAGCATGACCACCTTGACGGGGTCACTGACGCGGACCTTGATAATCCGGTTACGATACGAGCCAAGCGCATTCCACACGGCCCGGTACTTGTATTGCCCGATTTGCCCCATGCTGGCATTGCGCGGGTTGCTCCACGTCATGCCGCCGTCGTCGCTGTGACTTTCCATGACGATAGGGCTTGAACCCTGACCGGAGGAAAGGCCGACGCCCGCCTCAATGTCGAGTTCCAGGCGGCTCATAAACGCGCGCTTGCCGTCGTGGCTGATCTGCGTTGACGTGGCCTCGCGGATAATGCCTTCGCTGTTTTCCGTGAAACTGTCGGCAAGCAACTCATACAGGTTGCCATCAGAACTGCCGACGATCTGCTTCACGCCGTTGATGGCGAATGTCTCAGCATCCCACCCGCCCGTAGGGTCTGACCCCATCGGCCAAGAACCCGTCTTGCGGTAGCTCCACATATTGGTGGAGATGTCCCAAGCGACTGACCATTCGTCAGGAAGCGTCAGGCAGTAGAACAGGTGGCCCCTCTGCTGATAAGCGAACGCCTTGAGCATGGACAGGTCTGCTACTGACTCCAGCAGCGTATCCACTTCAGGCGGGCTGATCTTGCGCGGGGCATAGCCCTCTGCACGATAAACTGAAACGCCCCCTGCCTTTCCGTCCCGCCCCACCCATGTCAGGCCGCTATCTACGACCAGAGCCGTATCGCGCGACGTGCAGCCAATGTTAGCCGATGCCGTGGCAGTTCGAGCGAATGCGTTAGCCCCACTGTCACCCGTAGGCCCCCACCATTCCGTGGTTTTCGTTCCAAGCAATGCTACGTCATTAGCAACTGCGCGAACAGCCACAAGGTTATCACTCTCAGCTTCAGCCGTGGCGAAGTCGAGCGCGTCGAAGGTGAAGACGTTTGTCAGCCTCCAGCGGAACCGGCCTGTGTCTTTGACTGCAATGATGGAATACGAAGCCAGGGAAGTGCATGACGTGGCCTGTTCGTAGCCCCCGCCAGAATGCTCGGTAAGCGTCAGGGTTGGAACGTCGAAGTAGTACGACTTCACCTCGGCGATGATGTCGATCTGGTTTGAGTTGAAGGCCATGTCTACAGGCAAAGCGCCCTCAATGGTTCCAAGGCTTGATGACGTGCCGTCAGAGTTCACCTTGTACAGCGTCGTCCCGATGACTGCGTAATGCACGTCAGACGCCGTAATCATGCCGCGCACAGTTCCCCCGCCTATTGTGGCGAACAGGGAGCGCGCAGGAGTGCCATAGCACACAAAGTCGGTCCGCCCCTCGCCGTCTACTGGCTCGCCGTACAGGTTCACCAAAGACTGCATACCTGCGGCGTTCGACCGGCCTTTGTTGAAGGTGCGGCCAAAGGGGATGCGGACGCGGGGCATCAGGGCCGGATAAGCTGGACAGACCACGAAACAAGCGTAAGCGTGTCACCTGCAAGCCCCTTTTGACCCGTGATGACGAGGGATGTGGTGACGCTTGTGTCGATGGCCGCTGTCGTGTTCGTGCCAACCGAAGTCGTACCCGGATGCGGGACGCTGCCACGGTCAAAGAAGATCTGGCTGTTCTGAACACCAGCGTTCTGGATGATGCGGAAGTCAGCCATCTGCGTCGTGGTCGTCTGCGTGATAGCGAGCGCCTGAGTGCCGCCAGCGCCGCCTAGGCGCACGCGCATGGTCTTGTTGTTGGCTGAGTTCGTGTAGTTCCAAAGCGTGTAGACCCACAACTGGCCGTTTGGCCCCATTGTCCCGCCGGGAATTGTGACCGTCGCAAGGGTGTTCTCGGTTGTGTTTGCGCCTGCACTCGCGGCTGTTCCACTGACGCCCAATACCAGCGGCGTCAAAGGCCGCAGAAGAACACCGCCCATTATGGCACCGCCACAAGTGTGGAGTACATGGCAGAAGGCGAACCCGTAACAGCAACGCGCACTTCAGCATTTGCCGCAAGCAGCACAGAGACAAAGCCCGCGCCAGTCAACGCCGCACCTGCGATGTCGGTGGCGGTGCCGTTCGCATTCTTCGCCTGAAGCTGCAGCGTGGCACCTGAGAACGTGCCCTCGGCCTCCCAGATATACGTCCCGCCTTTTGCAATGACGTATGACCCGGTAGCGGATTCGTTGTTGAGCAATGTAAGCTGCTCAATGAAGTTAGTGTTTAGCGCCATCAGAAGTACTCCACCATAACAGGCTCTTTGCTAGAGCGTTGGGAAACGTGACGCTCAAGCAGACGATATCCCGTCTCGCCAAGCAGATAGGGTGTGTCAGAGTTAGGCCCGCGCCCGAAGGCTTCAGCGCATTGGCCTGCAATGACTTGGGCATAGGGAAGCGCAGCCGCGTCGGGGATGGCGTCGTCTAGCCAAAAACACAGCCCCTCTTCGATTAGCCAGGCTCTCACCTTAGAAGCTCTGCGCGAGATCATGTCGCTAACGTCAGCAGACAGGGTTTCGCCTGCGCCTATGATGGCAAGCTCCTCTCCGATGATCTGGTACAAATCCGTGTTTGTGACTGTCATGACGCCCTCGCAAATTCGCCATAATGCTTCAACGCCCCGGCGACGTAGGCAGCATGTGCAGCTTCAGCGGTATCGAACACACCCAAGTGCAGTTTTTTACCGTTAGGGTGGACGGCAGCAATGAAGCGCCCGGTTCGCCTGTCTCTTGTCACGCCTTTATAGCCAGACGTGTTTGAAGATCGACGGGACGTATTCGCCATGTTCTGCGAGCGACTAGCAGCCCTCAAGTTGGAAATCCGGTTGTCCGACTTGATGCCGTTCACGTGGTCAATGTCGACGACTGCCCCGTCGCCGTGGTGGTATATCCATACCGCTTTGTGGGCTTGTATTTTGGTTCGGTTCACGGTCATGCCTATGTAGCCATCCGGGCGCAGATGACCGGCAAGCTTGCCAGCAAATCGCTTGTTCCATATGACTTCGAAATGCGTTTTCACGGGGCGAACTTTCCACGTGAGATGCCCCGTCTCTGGATCGTAGTCCAGCAACGCGCGAAGCCGCTCTTGCGTCAGGCTCACTCTGCAGCGTCCTCAACAAATACAGCGTCGTCAGCCACAACCTTGGCAGGCCGACCCCGCTTGGCCTTCGGTGCATCCAGCACTTCAAGCGTGCCGGGTTCGTCGTTGACCGCCTGGAAGAACTGGTGCGTCTTCAGCTTGCTGATTGCGTGCTGAAACTTGGAATCGTCGGCGAAGTTGCCTGGAAGCACATCCTTGGCAACGCCTTCTATGAACTTGATGCCGTACATGGTGACGGATGCGGGCATTTCGGTGCCGTCGAATTCCGTCCCGCCTAAATAAACGAACCTGGTCATAAACCCTCCTTGTCAGAAAAAGAAAGGGGCGGATTGTGGCCCGCCCCTCATGCTTACGAAGCGGTGCCTTCAAAGCGGCCAATCAGAGCGAGCGCAATCGTGCCCGTCGACGTGGCAGGGCCTGCAGCCGCAACACCCGTGATGATGGTGTCAGCCGTGTACAGGTAGTTCTGGCCCGTAACCGCCATAGCGCGGTCAGCGGTTCCAGCCTGTGCCACAGTCGAAGCAGCGAACAAACGGTCAGCGTCACCAGCGTCACCAATGTTCAGGGTGACTGTGGTGCCCGAGTCCTGGTCCGTGGCTTCAAGGACTGCCGAGAGAACCCGGAAGCCCTTCGGCACGACACCGAAGACGAGCGGGTCAGACGTTGTCAGAGCCGCCGTGGTCGTGATTTCCCAGTAGAACGCCATCACGTTGCCGGGAGTTGCGCCAACGCCAGCATTTGGCGAGTTGGCGTACTGTTTCGATGAATAGGTAGGCATGTTTGGTCCTCACCAAAGAGAAAAGGGAAAGCGGCCAGCCATAAGCCAGCCGCTCAAACTTAGTCAGCAACGCCTGACGAATAGACCGTCACGATGCCCTGCTGCTTCGAAGCCGAGGACGACCCGGTTCCGAAATGCAGCTTGGCAATGCCGCGCAGTTCTTCGATGGCAACACCGGGACGGAACTTGTAGTCCGCCGTCATGTCGGTGATCGGCATCGGTTCCTGACCCCAAACCACGCCCATCGCCTGCTGGCCGCAGAGGAAGCCGGGCTCAACCGGAATGGACGAAGCACCAGCCGCAGCGAAGATGCTCGACGTTGTGATGAGCGTCGAAATCTCTTCAATCTGGCGGATGATGACGCCGTCAATGATGAGGTCGCCGTCCTGGAACAGCGGGTTGTTGTCCATGCCGTTGCCTTCACGTGCGCGAGCGTCACGGTTGGCGTTTGTCATGTTCGAATCAGTCTTGAGGTCGCGGAACGCGCGAGCGCCCACGAACATCACGAAGTACTCGCGCCCATCTTCCAGACGGAACGGACGAATTGCAGGTGACGCATTCTTCGCCATGCGCTTGGCAAGGCTGATCTGCGCGACCGTCAACTTGTCGTTCGTGCTGTCGACGTTCGCCAGACCCGTTGCATGGGTTGCCGAGTAGTTCGACGTAGCCGCACCGTAGAGGATGCGGTCAGAGTTGGCAGCGGACCACGTGTTGTAGTTCGCAGCCGTTGCACCCGTGACAACGACGTTGCCGTCAGTGTCAACGATGTCAACCGCCGGAATGCTCGACGTGGTGACCGTGGGGCCAGCCATGTACTTGATCATGTCGGCACGGAGCGTGTCGGCAGACCAGAGCTTGAGCATGTCACGACCAGCGTTCAGCAGGTCGATCTCGGTCTTGTACGACGTGGACTTCGGCACCTTTACGGCGTTACGAATCCAGTCAACCGAGATGGCGCAGTTGTAGTTGCCAAGCTGCTCTTCCTTGCCGTCCAGCACGCCAGAGCCACGAACGCCAGCGGCGTTGAGCTTGGTGATGAGCGGAATGTTGAGCGTCTTGCCAGCTTCGCTGGCCAGTTCATACATGGTGCAGATGACCGAAGTCTTCTTGCGGCCCATGTAAGGAAGAAAGCCAGACTCGCGAACGTATTCTGCGAGGTAGTCCTTGGACCAAACTTGTTTTTCCAAGGCAGATGAAAGGGCTGTCTCAGCCATAGCAGTGTGTCCTTATTTGAACACTGCGTTGAACGCTTCCCCCGGTCCGACCGGAACGTTCGAGGTCTTACCCCCGGCGCTTGGTGCGGATGCGAGTGAAGGTCTAGGCAGTGTCGATGGTTGGGAATGTCCCGACACACCTGCGCTCTGTGGCTGCGTGGTTCCGGCTTTCACGTATCCATTAGCCTCGGCCCATTTCTGTGCCCAATGCTCTGGATCGTCGTCGCCGATCTTCTGCAGTCGTAGAGTTCGCTGGTGCTGCGAGACCACGTAATCGTAAGGGTCGGGCTGACGTTGGATTTGCTGCCAAATGCCGGGGTTCTGCTGCAGTTCAGACTGCAACCATTCCTCGGCGGCTTTGACTTTGTCGGCTCCATGATGCCGCGTAGCAGCAACAAGGCTGGCATTCGTGATTGCGTCCCAACGAACACGCTCTATGCGTTCGTTAAGTGAGCGTTCGAAGGCTTCTGGATCTGCGATGGGGTCCAGTGCCTGGGGAGGGCGACGTGTCGCCTCCTCATACTTGCGCCGGAGTTCTTCGTTTTCACGTTCGAACCTTTGGCGTTTCTCGCGCTCGTCCAGAACTGCGGCTATCGGAATGTATCCAGACTGCGGCTGTACGGGCGCGCTGACCGGCTGCGATAGTGCTGGTTCCAGTGTCGGGGCGGGCTGCTCTGCAGGCGGCACCGATGCAGGCGGTGGGGCTTCCACGGGCTGCGAATCTTGTTTAGACGCAAATCTTCCAGTGTCGTCTCTTGGTTGGTCCAAGAACGACAGCTTGTCATCCTCTGTCATTCGTTTCCTTGAGTGTCGCCCGGTGAAGCCCGGCGGCGGCTATGCAACGCCCTTAACGATGGCGGCTCGTCATGCCCTGCTATTGCAGCGGGGAATTTCTTACTTGGTCGCAGACCCTTCCTGCGCTTGCTGGGGATGCCCACGCGACCCGTTGACTTGCCTCGCTCGACCCATACGGACCCGTGGGTGTCATAGCTAGGGTGTCCCTCCACCCCGTCCCAAGTAATTCCTACGCTGCGAACAGCAGCAATTCCTCTTCGTCCTCGTCCATGTCGCGTAGCCGTTTGGCCTCCGCGCGGATGAGGGCGTAAAACTCGTTTATCTCCCTGAGCGCCTTTTGCATGGCGTCCAGTTCAGCAAGCTGCAGCGCGAGCCTTGCGGCCTCTAGCGCCTCTTGTGCCTGCTCTCGTATCTCGACAGGGGCTTGTGCAAGGGGGGCCTCTGCCACCTCCTCGACAAACTTGACCACGTCCCTGCGTTGGTCGCGGCGTTTGTTGCGCTTCTTGTAGTAGTACGGATCCCAGCCAATGACTGAGCCGCCCGTCGCAGCCGCTGCTGCTTGGGTAAGCGTTGCAGTGACGCTGCCAGAGCCAGACAGGCTGGCAGACATCGCGCCAGCGGCTTGCTCGCCCCCTTGGAAATACCGCCCCGGAAAGTAGTTGTCGGGAAAGTATCGGTTAGGGAAATGGTCCCCGCTCACGGTTTAGCTGTCCGTGAGGTCGTAGGTAATCGCGCTTCTGTTGCCGTCGCCGTCCACTGTGGCGATGATTCGCTGCTTGTCGTCAACGATGGCGTTCCTGATCGTAATCGTGGTCGTAGCCGCGCCGCTGATCTTGCCTGCCGTTGCCGCTGCAATGAGCCGAAGCGCGTGACGCACCGTCAGCCCCTCTTCGACACCGTTCACAGCGTCCAGAATGGCGTTTGCGACGTTACCCGTGGTCAGCACATCGCCCGTCACGTTGATGGCTGCTGCAAGCGTGCCAAGAGCCGTCAGGACCGTGGTCCCGGCTACCGTGCCCTCGCCCTCTACAGCCGCTGCTAGGTGGCCGATAGCGGTTAACTGAGCCGTTGCCCCGCCTGAGCCTGACAGGGCCGCAGCGAGGTTCAAGAACGCCTTCAGGTCAGCGCCTGAGATCGTGCCAGAGCCGCCGATAGCAGCCTGGAGACTGATGACTAGCTGGCCAACAGCAGTCAGCGTGCCCGTTCCAGCAATCACAGCCTCGGCATTTTTCCCGCCTGCAATGGCCGCTGTAAGGTCACCTTCTGCGAGGATGGTCCGACGTGCTGCCATGCCGCCCGCTTTGATGGGCAGGACCCATGAAATCGGGTTAGCCGCACCTGTCGGGAAGCCATTCTTGTTTGCAATGCTAGCGCCTGAGACAACAGTCGCTTCGCCTGCGTAGAAGTTATTCAGCGCGCCCTTTCCCGTGAAACTGCCACGGTGGACGCTTGACGTGCTGGGCGTCGTTATTGCCGTGCTTTGCCCAAAGAGTTGCCTCATCGGGTTGCACGCCAAGCGGTGGCCGTTCGAGATCAGCGCCATCAGGCTTCAGGCTCTGTTACTGGTGGGTCATTCAAGACGATCTGAGCCGCAAGCGTTGCGTGGTAGTAGTCCCCGTCGCAATTCTCCATGAGCCAAGCGACGTGTTCCGGCGTCAAATCATTGGCCCCGACGCTGTCCATGTATTGCCTAAGCACACCCTCCCACATGGCGACGAGTTGCTTGGCGGATGGCATTGCTCAGTTCCAGCCGAAGTCAATTGCGAACGTGAATGGCGAGTTCGTTGTCGTCGCGGCGGTACTCATCAGCATCCACTGCAAGCACGCGCCGTCCATGACTTGCGGCAGGCTCGGCAATTGGTTGACCAGATCGCGCTCTGACCACATGCCGGTCACGGGAAGCGCAAGGTCCAGCAGTGGCTTGCAGATGGCGAGGGCGACCACGCCCGTGCCGGTGTAAGCCGTGCCGCCTGACCATGTGAAACTGTCAATGCGCCGGATGCCAGTGTCTCCGCCCTGTTTCGGCAGGAACGGCCCATAACGGTTGGCAGCGTTTGATGAGTGCAGGATGCGGGTTGCATATGCATCAGCGGTCGCGTTCATGGTTGGCGTGCCTTGGAAGGCGCGCGAGCCGGTGCCCGCCGTGTTGGTATATGCCGAAGCCGAGAGTGTCGGGCCACCCGCTGTAGGCTG